TGCCGCCGCGACCGCCTGCCGCGCCGGTCTGCCGATCTGCCGCCGGGCAGGCCGGAGCCGCCGCCGAGGGTATTTACCGCGCCCGGTATCGTCCCCGGATAAGCTAAGCTAATATGCCCCCTATAGTCCCCCAACCACAGCGATTTGCACAGAAAACGCCACGGAATTTTGTGCAAAAAAACTTCCCCACGTCCCCCCTAAAGGGGGACTGGGGAACGAAAACAGCCCTATTGACGGCGCAAAAAATCGCCGCTATCATCCGGGGCAAGCGGACGGCCCAGCGGCCACCGCCCAGCGAACCGCCGCCAGCGGCGACCAGAAAGGGGAGGTGAACATGACCACGCCGAACACAGGCGAATTGCTTGTACAGCAGGCCCAGGAGGCCGAACGGCTCCGGCTCTTGATACTCGCTGACGAGTGCAAGACCATCGAGGAGTTCCGCCAGCGGCTCCGCGACCTGGTGAACAAGTAAAGCGCCGGGGGCCAGTCCTCCACGACATCCCCCGACGCTTAACAATCCGGCACGGGCGGCGAGTTCGCCGCCGTCCGGCCACGGGTAAAGCATAGCACACCCGCACGGAAAAAGCAACGCCGCCGGGCCGCTGAAAAAAATTTCCCCCGTAGGGGGAACACCCAGCCGCCAAAAAAAACCGCTTGACAAATACACGGCACCGTGTTACATTCGAGTCACAGCAAACAACACGACACCGTGTAAAGGCCGAACAGGCCGGAAAGGAAAAACGCCATGACTAACAACGAGATCATCTTCGAGACCGTCCGCAACACCTTCACCCCCGCCCAGCTCGCCGAGCTGGTGCAGGCCACCTACACCGCCGAGCAAATCGCCGCCCGCCGCGCCGCCGTCACTATCCCCGTTGACGAGGGCAGCGCCGAGAGCGCCGAGAACATCTTCTCCGCCATGCTGGCCGCCGACACGTTCCACACCTTCGCCGAGTGGAAGCGCATGGGGTACAGCGTGAAGAAGGGCCAGCACGCCGCGCTCACCTGCCAGCTCTGGAAATACACCGACAAGCCCGGCAAGGCCGCCCGCGAGGCCGCCGAGGTGGCAGGCCAGGACACCCCCGAAACCGACCCGCATTTCTACATGACGAAAGCCCATCTTTTCCACGCCTTGCAGGTCGAGAAGTCCAAGCGTTGACCCAGCACAAGCGGACACTTTAGCAGGGCTGCACCGCACAAAGCAACCCAGCCCCATACAGCAAGCCCCAAAACAACACAACAGGAGGAACACCCCATGAAAAAGTTTACCGGACGTTACACCACCAACACCGCGAAGGCCCTGAAAGGCTCCGAGCGTATCTTTTGCCAGGTCTCCGAGGACGGCACGATCTACGTTTGCAACGGCTATCTTCTCTGCACCATGAACGCGCCGGAGTACGCCGCCACGGTCCAGCCGTTGACCTGCTGCGAGCCTGGCGCGTGGACCTTCGACAAGGACGGCAAGCACGAGGACGACGCGCACAAGCTCGATCTGGTCAAGCTGTTCGCCGATACTGTCCGCACCGCCGCCGACGCCGAGCCGCTGGCCCGCGCCCCGTTCACGGTCCAGGCGAAGAAGGCCCCCGCCGCCTGCTACTACAACGCCGCCGCCGATTTCGCTGCGATCTATGACACAAAGTTCATTGACGCGCTTCACCCCGCCGCCCAGCTCCGCACCACGTCCGCGATCTCCGCCGCCGTCGCCTATGTCAATGACGAGCCGTTCGCCGTGGTCATGCCCATCAGGGCCGAGCCGAACGCGGCCCGCGCCATCAAGGCATTTTTCACCGAGGCCGCCGAGGACAACACCAAAACCGGCGAGGCCGACAAGCTCCGCGCCGAACTGGCCCAGGCTCAGGAAGAAGCCGCCGCCCTGCGCGGCGATCTGTACCGGGCAGCCAACGAGATCGACGAGCTGAAAAACAAGCTGGCCAAGCTGCACGAAACCAAGACGGAACAGCCCGCCGAGCAGAAGCCCGAACCCAAAACCGCCGCCGAGATCATCGCGGCCCGCTGGGCCGAGGTGGACGGCCTGACCGCCACCATCAAGGGCGCAACGACCGCCGCGCCGGTGGTCTGGCTCGCCGGAGACACAAAGCCCCACGAAAAAGAGATCGAGGCCGCCGGTGGCAAGTGGAGCGGCAAAAAGAACGCCTATTATTTCCGCGTCGCCTGACCCAAAACCCAAGCCGAAA